GGGAGACTATACAATGGACTCGTGATAGAAATCTGAGTTTGGATCAAGTTGCAAATCAGATGTTGGAATGCGCGAGTCAATGGGATGAAAAGTTTTTCTTAGAGTATAAAGAAGCTGTTGAAGCCGCTTATCAGAGAGCAGGAAGGAGATGTCCACAGGTTTTACCTTGGATAGCTCTTTCTCGAATTGTAGCTCAAAGACAAGCAGCTTCAGGACATAGTTTTTATGGTTTTGTTGCAGAAGGACCTATGGAAAGTTCAGCTGGTTTCAACGCTAATGATGTTTTAGTTGAAGGTTTAACAACCATTAAGACTAGTGACATGCAGGACAGTGTTGAGACTGATGCTTCTTCCATGAGTGTGTTGGCAAGTAAAGCTATTAATGAGAAAGCCATGGATTTGAACTATGGTCAAGGTAGTTTGGTTAAACGAACTTTCTTTGATTGGAGTTCAGCTTCAGCTGTTGGAACTAACTTATTGTCAATTGAGATGCCTTTTGGCATGTTGGCTTTAGGAAATGTTAACAATATTCAGAATATGCCATGGAATAATTTCATTTATGCTGTGACTGAACCTGAGATTGTTATTCAGATCAATGGTACTCCAACGCAAGCTGGTTCATTGATTTGTTATTTTCAACCATTATATGCCGGATTAGTCGATATTAATAGTAAACCATCTTTGCAACATTGTTGGTTATCACCAAATCGTAATACTACACAAAGTTTGAAGATTCCTTTTAGGTTTTGGAGATCAGCTTTGAATACCTATGCGGGTGCTTTGGGAACGGAAACGTTGGGCACCTTTAAGATTGATGTGATGTCACCTTTGGTTAGTAAAGCTTCGCCTAGTGTGGCGACTGTTACTGTGTATTCTAGATTCGAAACGAAATTTTCGATTCCAAGACCTATTCCAGTATTGGCTGAAGGAGAGACTGTGTTGTTTGGTCCTAGTATGCCTTTCAAACCAAGTGTTGAAACTGAGGAGGATTTTGTTGCAGAAGGAGCTAATTACTCTAGTATAAGTAATTCTTATACTATTGGTAATGTAGCTGGTGATGTACCAGTGAATACTGCAAATGGAGAGACTTCACAAAGTTTGAGAGCTGAAGGAAATGCTTCAATGGCTTTGCCACTTGATAATCCACCTATAAGTGGAGGTTCTGTGCCAATGCATCCTGTATTTTCTTCTATGTCCAAGGCTGTTGGATTGGAACCTACTGTTTCATTGCAGATGAATCCTAGACAATTGACTAGAGAACCACTAGCTTTTAGAGATAGCAAAGAGACTACTATTCAAGAGATTTGTGGTAAGAGAGGTTATTTAGGAGTGAATTCGTGGACAACGTCGCAAGCAGAGGGTACTGCCTTGTTCACTTTTCCATTGAATAGTGTTCTAACTACTAATACTTTCTTTGCTACGGGATTACCATTGCCTATTAATTTAGCAATTTTGAACCAATTTCTTAGATGGAGAGCTGATTTCGTATTTGAACTTTTAGCTGTACGAACTCCTTTTCATTCTGGGAGGCTTCTCGCTACCACTGCTTATGGTGCACCTGGAATCGTTGCTGGCCAGGAGAATATTTTCATTAATGATGTTATGGAATTTAATGGTGATAATGATTGGAGTTCTTTCAGAGTCAATTATAATTCCGCGACTGAATTTTTGCGTACTTATGAGGGTGCTTTGGCTCCAGACCAAGTGCAAGATTTCTCTATGGGTTTCGTTACAATTACTGTTGCTAATGTGTTGCGTGCTGCTAGTGAAGTTGTTGCTAGTGCTGTTGATGTTATGCTTTTCGTGCGCGTTGAAAATGTTAGGGTTTATGAACCCAAATTGTTTCCATTGGTTGAGTTGGATCCTTATTCTAGGATTGAAATTACTCCTAATCTGCCTTCGCTTCTTGCGGAGTCTGAAGAAGAGAAGTTTGAAGCTGAGGGACCAACTGGAGAACCTATTACTGATACACCAACAGTAGGTGGTTCAGCGGAGACGACTGTTGTTGAAAATACGTCTTCTGAAATTAGACTTCAAGCTAATGCTATGTGTAGATTAGATATTGGACGAAAATTTGAGTATTGTGTGAGTGACATTATGGAGATTATTCGAAGACATTCGCTGAGAACTAGGTTGGATATTGGTGCTGCGTTGATGGTCACTGCTGGAAGTGGACCGACTTTTAATATTGCGTATATTCCAGTTAAGGTGCATACTAAGTATATGAGAATTTTCTCAGCTTGGTCAGGTACTGTCAAGTTCAGAATTTTTGTGTATGGGACTGAACCTGGTATGGT